TGAGTCTATAGTTTATGGGTGTACAAATCCAGACGCTCCTAATTTTAATCCTTGGGCAACTACTGATAATGAAAGTTGTGTAGGTGTAAGCTGTTCTGACGGAGAGGTTAAAATGATTTTTAAAATTACGCTAGACCAATACCCTGGTGAAACAGGTTGGATTCTCACTGACCTATCTAACGGACAAGCTGTAGATAATGTAGTAGCGGGAGAGTATTCTTACGAGCAGGCTAATCAAACTATTGTGTACGACTTGTGTGTACCTGAAACTGGTGTAGAACTTATATTAAGTGATACATACGGAGACGGTTTAGAGGGATCTCTGTTTGGTGGTACAGATGGAAACTTTATAATACTTGGAGACGCAGAGCCTTGTGGTAGTTTAGATACTCTATGGGCTTTAGATTCTGCAGGATTTGGTAATGCTGCTTACTCTGGTCCTATATGGTTAGAGCAATGTGATATACCAGCAGTAGAAGGGTGTACAAATAATACATATGTAGAGTTTAACCCACAAGCAAATCTTGATAACGGATCTTGCGAAACACTACACACTTTAGGGTGTCTTAATCCTAGTGCTTTTAATTTTAATCCTAGTGCTACATTAAACGAAGTAATACCTACATGTAATTACACTCTTATTATAGAAGATGATGGCGGTGACGGTTGGGGTGATTGTTATATAGGTGTAGTACAAGAAGATAGTATTCTTGGTACATATACTATGGGTCCTGGATCTTACTCTCAAGAGTTTGGTATAACACTAGAAACAGATAAACCTGTAAAGGTATATTACTTTGAAATAGCTAATCCACAAACTCCTGCTGCAGAGGTTTCGTTCCAAACTATGCACAACTCGTTTAGACTTATAAATTCTACGGGTGACGTTACCCTGCAAGGTGGTGTGTTTCCTTTTGCTAATAATGGGCAAGGAGCTTTAAAAGCTTACGCTCCACCTTTTTGGCATGTGTATAATGGTTTTCCTTTCTGTGGTGATTATTGTATTTCTAAAGTATACGGGTGTTTGGATGAACAATCTCTAAACTATAATTCAGAAGCTAACACTGGTGATGGTAGCTGTATAGAGGTTATAGAAGGTTGTACCTCACCCTTTGCATTTAACTACGACTCCCTTGCTAACGTAGATGATGAAAGTTGTTTAGCGGTAACAGTTGGTTGTATGAATAATCAGGCGTGGAATTACAATCCAGCAGCAAACACAGCAGATGAATCTTGCTTGTATTTTGGATGTACTGATGGGTTAGCTCTTAACTACGATAGCACTGCTAACGTAAATAACGACAACTGTATATACCCTATCCCTGGGTGTACCGACCCTTTAGCTTTTAACTTTGAGGTAGATGCTAACGTTAATGACGGTAGTTGCATTCCCGTTTTAATAGGATGCATGGATGTAACAATGTATAATTATAATGAGGAAGCGAATACTGAAAGTGATAACTGTATCCCTTTTATATTTGGGTGTACTGATACTACTGCATTTAATTATGACCCTGTTGTTAATACCGATAACGAATCTTGTATCCCAGTAATATATGGTTGTACTGATCCTGCAGCTTTTAATTATAGTATAGACGCAAACACAGAAGATTTTTCATGCATAGATTTTGTGTACGGGTGTACTAATCCAAATGCCTTTAACTATGACTCACTAGCTAATACAGATAATGGAGGGTGTATAGACGTACTAGAAGGATGTATGGATCCACTTGCACATAATTATAACGCAGTATATAATACAGATGATGGCAGTTGTTTGTATGATGCAGGATGTGTCGGGGAACCAGGAAATCCTTATTGGCTAAATGATACATGCTACGCTTGGGTTATTATGGTAGATCCTTATTGTTGTAATAATGATTGGGATGATAAATGTCAACAATTATATTTTAGCTGTAACTGGGATAGCCCATTAGATACTAGAGATTTACTTAGAGGTCATGACATAGTTATGTATCCTAATCCTATGGGTGATATTTTAAATATTTTAATAAATGGTCCTGTAGGTATAGAGGTTTACGACATAACAGGTAAGCTTGTTATAAAAGTTAAAGAAAGTCAAACTGCAAAAGGATTAAATCAAATTAACGTTTCTTTTCTTCCTGCAGGTGTGTATAATTTTAGTGTAACGTATGAAGGTAGAATTACAACTGCAAAAGTATTAAAGAGATGAAAAGGTTATTAATAATATTGTTATTTATTCCTTTTTTAGGAAGCTCTCAGGGTTTACATAAAATATTTAAATATTCTACATTTTACGCAGCAGTAAATGGTGGCACCTCTTTGGGTGACAATCAAGTATGGTCAGTTACGTCTGGATCTTTAGAGGAAGATGTAATTGTTACACCTTTTGATTACACGTTATCTATAGGTGTTAGAAAGATAAAAAGATTTGGATATGAGAATAGAGCGAATACATTCTACAATGGTACTGAGAACTCATACTCAGACGCAGCAACATTAGGTCGGTTAGATGGCTTTGAATATTTATTTGAAGCTGATCTCGTGAGGCGGTTAGGCGTTAACTATGTAAACCAGAATCACTTTGTAAGATATGTTGCAGATAGCTGGGTAGCCAAGGTGGCATACCTTGAGGATGGATTCGCTGACATTAAATACTTCGAGGCCTCTGAAAGGTTTAGATTAAAGGTAAAGGAAGGTAAGCTGTCTTTTAATGTAGGAGCAGTACAAAGATTAGCAGAGCCATATGGTTTTGATCCTTTAACAGATTGGGTTCTTGATAACGGAACTTTACATTACACTTACCTAGCTCTGCAAGAGGGTTATTCTATATCTCTAGATGGAGAGTATTTTTCACCTAGTGGAAACCTCGTAGCAAACAGTCAAGCTGTATGGGAAGAGGTTGTTATACCACAGGTTATAAATAATTACGTAGAAAAACAAAGAAACTCTATATCTAATATAGTTGAGTACTCTTTTGTTTTTGGTTTAGACTATTATCATTTTACAAAAGATTTTTGGTTTCATACTTGGGGAAATCTTATGCCATACCATATAGATACTAAGAATACATACTCTTATCATAACTTCAATGGAGGTCAGTGGGTTGATTACTCTGTAGGTTTAATTTATGGTTATAGATTTAATAAAAGTTTTGGTATATTTGTGGAAGGTAAATACAATAAGTATTGGAACAGAAAATGGCACAACTTTAGTGTTGGTCTTAATTACGTAATATTTTAAAAATGGCAAAAGAATTAAACGAAGATACAGCAGTACAAATAAGTTTAAAAACCCTAGCAGGTATTGCCGTCCTTATGGCTGCCGTTATTAGCGGTTGGTTTGTACTACAGGGAGATATAGCAGAAGCTAAAAAATTACCCTTACCTGCTGATCCTGAAATTACTCGAATGGAGTATGATATGAAAGATCAACTTATTCGACAAACTATTATGTCTACACAAGAAGACGTAACAGAAATTAAAACACAAATGCTGAGGATGGAGGATAAGATTGATAAACTAAGATAATCTTATGAAAAAATTATTACTTTTATTATTAATTCCATTTATCTCTATAGCTCAAGACTTCCCTAGCGGAATGGTTGCTGTTGAGTTTAATGCTAGCTTTAATAAGTCTAACGAAGTATCTTGGTTGTCAAAACTTTCAGACTGCGAAACTCAAAGAGTTGATATAGCAGCAGACTCAAGATGGTCTAAAGAGTATAAAATAGTGGTTGTTCCTACTATTGTTATATTTAATAACAACGAAGAAGTAAAAAGATTTCAAGCAAATATTATGATGACTATGGAGGTTACTAAGAGTGAGGTACAAAGCTCTATAGATGAAATAGTCATGGAAGCGTTTTAAATTTAAATTATGAAACTAAGTAAAAACTTCTCTCGTTCAGAGATAGAACACAGTAACACAGCAAAAAGATTAGGTATAAGCAATGAGATGTCGGAGAAACACTTGGAGAACATGCAAAGGCTCATTGACAATCTTATACAGCCTCTTCGTGACTCTATTGGTCCTATTAGGATTAGTAGTGGTTATCGTTCCCCGTCACTTAATCGTGCTATTGGGGGGTCATCTCGCAGCCAGCATAGTAAAGCTGAAGCTTTGGATTTGCAGTTTTGGGAAAAAGGAAAAATGAATAACAAGATTATTTATGATTGGATATTGGAGTCTGACTTAGAGTTTGATCAAATGATAAACGAGTTTGATTTTTCTTGGATACATATATCTTTAAAAAAGAATAGTAATAGAAAGCAGACGTTAGAGGCATATAAAGATGAAGATGGAGATACTGCTTATAGATTAGCATAATTATGGGTAAACTATTAGATTTTTTAGGAGGAGGAGTTGTAAAGCAGGTTGGTGACGTGTTAGATAATCTAACAACATCTAAGGAAGAGAAGTTAGAAGCTCAAAGAAAAATACAAGAGGTTCTTATGCAGGCGGAAGCTCAAGCACAAGAGCAGGTTACTAGACGTTGGGAGGCGGATATGAAGTCTGACAACTGGTTATCTAAGAACATTAGACCTTTAATATGTATATTTTTAACTGCAATTTTTGTAGTTTTGTCAGTGTTTGATGGGAACGTAGGAGGATTTGTTATTCAAGAGAGTTATATACCTATCTATCAAACGTTATTAATAACAGTATATGGAGCTTACTTTGCTGGAAGATCTATAGAAAAAATAAAGAAAAAATAAAATGTCAAGTTTAAAAGGAAGATCAATAGCATCCACATATAAAAAATTACTTCAATCTTCAGGTGAAATATCTGACACTACTTTAAAGCAAATAGAAAATGGTGCTGGAAATATTGTAGCAATGAAATTGTCTACTGATAAAGCAGAATTTTCTAAGGTTGGTATTGGTACTGGAGGAGCAATTCCTGACGGTTTATTTCACGTAGTTTCCACTTCTGCTGGCACAGTTACTGCTAACTCTGCTGCAGATGAAGCTGTTTTAGAATCTTCTGGTTCTTCTGGTTTATCTATTTTATCAGGAGCATCGTCTTCAGGAAATTTATATTTTGGTGACGTTAATGATAATGATGCAGGTAGAATATCTTATGATCATTCTAATGATTCTTTTAGTTTTACAACTAGTGGTACTACAGCTATGACGTTAGATAGAAACTCTAATCTTGTTGTTAACGGTACAGTTTCTCAATCAGATGATAGGTACGAGCTTATAGAGAGGTTTGAAAAGATTCCAAGTTTAGGTAGAGCAGATGCTGGTGTAACTCAAGCTTCAAATGCTACAACAGCTGTAACTCATGATTCTAAGTGGGGTATAATAACTATGCAGGCAGTAGATTTAGCTGCTACAGATACTGTAGAGTTTACTTTAAATAATGGCTTTATATATGGAACTACATCTCAAGTTTTAGTTAACCTACATGACGGAGGAACTATAGCTGATAACGCTATGGTTAACGTATTAGTTCATGATGTTGCTGATGGATCTTGTAAGATACGCCTTGGTACTAATGGCACTGATATTGTTTCTCAGACTTTTAAGATATTCTTTATAGTAGACCCATACATAACTCCAAATCAAAATTTTGTTATAGGTGGAACTAATGCTGGTGGAAATCAAACATCTTCTACTACTGGTAGGGACACATCTTTTGCTGGTATTAAATTAATTACAGGAACTACTAATGATGATTTTACAGTTTTAGAAACAAGGGATAACACTACTGAAATGCCAACAGGTCACGACTCTTCTGCTTGGGCTGCTGTAGGATTTGGTACAGAAAATAAAACAGAGTTTTCTTGTGCTATATCTACAAGCGGTAGTATAACTAATGCTTCTTTTTGGGCAGGATTAAAATTAACAGAGGTAGGTCTTTACACTACAGATGCTAATCAAGCATACTTTTTATACGCTGCAGATGATGACCAAGGAACTTTAACAACGAATGGTAATCTTCACTTTGTTTATAGTGTTGGGGGTACAGATTACGTAACAGATTTAGGTATAACAGTAGCTGTTAGCACTGTATATAGATTAAGAATTTCTATAGATGAGAATAGAAAGGTTAGTGTTTTTGTAAACAACATTCAGTACGGATTAACTTCTACCACTACTGCAACAACAGCTGGAGGTGTTACTGAAAGCACTACAACCACTAGATCTTCTGCTTTAACAGACGACATAGATTTTCTTCCTTTTATAGGGGTTCAGACTCATACAACAGCAAGTAAAGGTATTCAAATTGGTTACGTTAAAATATCAAGAGATTTATACGAGTAGAATATATAACAGATTTAAATTAAAGAAAAATGGAAGCAATAAACCCTATTATAAGAAAGATAACTATAGGGGACTTAAAGCAAGGGCTTACTTATCAGGTAGGTCAAAGGATGCTTGGAGGTTCACTAGAAATTACAGCTATCATACAAGACGAGGCTGCTTGGTATAAACATCAACAGGTAGTGTATGATGTGTATATAAAAAAAGAAACGGAAGAGTTTTCAAGACCTTGGAAAAGGTTTTTCTCTCAACCAACAGCTATAGAGTATAACACTGCAGTACTGGAAGAAGAGTACGAGGTTAAATAAAAAGTAAACGTAAATATAAGCAAATATGAAGCCAATTAAAGATGTCTACTGGATAGAGGTAGAAAAAGAAACAGAGGATACGTTAACGTTAAATGGTCAGGAGATATACAGAGATACATCTTACGACCCTATGAAGTTAGCAAGACAATATGGTACGGTGTATAAAACACCAATGCAGGACACTAAAGAGACAGGAATACAGGAAGGTGATAAGGTTTGGTTTCACCACTTTATAGCAACACCTGTAAACTTTGTTAAACATGCTGATAAAGATAATATATATCAAGCTTTTGCAGAGCAGATATACCTTATACAAAGAGGCGAAGAGTACATTCCTGTAGGAGTATGGAACTTTATGGAGCAGGAGATGAAAGAACCAGAGCAATCTGAGTCTGGAATACTTCTAGAGAGATCAGCTTCTGAAGTTGAACTTCATGGACACGCAGTTATTATAAATGACTGGATGAAAGAACAAGGAGTTAAAGAAGGAGATAGAGTTATGTGGAGTGAGAACTCTGAGTACGATATGAATATAGACGGAAGAAAACTTCTTCGTATGCGTAACTTTGATGTACTAGCAGTCTATGAAGGAGCAGAATAAAGATTACGCTCTTAAGACTTTAGAGAAGTTAATAGAAGCAAGTAAAGGAGCTGTAGATCTTCTTATAGAAGAAATAGGTAAACCTTTAATCGAAGAAGATGACGCTAAGAGAAGACAGGCTATAAAAGCAAAAAGAGAATGCTTTGAAGATTGTCAAGAAATTCTTTTAGGTATAAAAAACCTTGAGGATAGAATCAAGGAAGGAGAGTCTTTAATAGAAGAGAAAAAAGATTTTAAAGGGTCTTTTGCTGAGCGGTATGCAAAAAAATGATATAATATATCTTACTAAGGGTAGTGAGGGGGATGTCTTAGAGTTTGATAACTTAAAGATAGTTCTTCCTAAAAAGCCTAGGTATAAGAAAGATATACTATATCACAACCTCCCTAAGAAAGAACAAAGGTGGGTTAGAGAAGGTATACCAAAGGGATTGACTAGAGAGAATGCTTCTGACTATGTTGATTACATAGAAGAAGAGTTTAGACGTAGAGAGGAAGGGTTGTGGTTTTATAACAACGGTGTTCCTACGTATATTACTGGATCTCATTATATGTTTATCCAGTGGAGTAAAATAGATATTGGTTTTCCTGATTACAGGGACGCTAATAGGACGTTCTTTATTTTTTGGGAAGCGTGTAAAAACGACAAGAACTCTTACGGGATGTGTTTCCTTAAGAACAGGCGTAGTGGTTTTTCTTACATGGCAAGTAGCGAGATAGTTAATCTAGCCACTCAAGTTTACGATAGTAACTTTGGTTTACTTTCTAAAACAGGTGCAGATGCTAAGACAATGTTTACAGATAAGGTGGTTCGTATATATCGTAANTACCCTTTCTTTTTTCAGCCTATACAAGATGGTTCTAGTAACCCTCGTGTAGAGTTGGCATTTAGAGAGCCTGCTAAAAAGATAACAAGAAATCAAAAGCATATAGAGAAATCTGAAGCTTTAAATTCTATTATAGATTGGAAGAACACTTCTGATAACAGTTATGATGGTATGAAGCTTAAACTTCTAGTGCATGATGAGGCTGGTAAGTGGACAGGTCAAAACTCTATAAAGAAGAATTGGGGTGTAACTCAAACTTGTTTATTACTAGGTAGAAAAGTTGTAGGGAAGTGTATGATGGGTTCTACTGCCAATAAGTTGCAAGATGGTGGTGCAGAGTTTAAAGATATATTTCACGACTCTGACATGAGTGAAAAAGATCTTAACGGTAGAACTAAAAGTGGTTTATATAAATTATTTATACCTGCCTTTGATAACCTAGAAGGGTTTATAGATCAGTACGGGTACAGTGTTATAGATACTCCAGATAAACCAGTTATGGGTATTGATGATATGTCTATTGACACTGGTGCTAGAGATTATATACAAAAT